ATAGCTCTTTGACCGAATGGGAAGATTGCTGTTTCACCAGCTGACTCTTGAACCTTTGCAATATCGTTGCCCAAGAAGTCCTTTTCAAGAATCACGTCAGCAACAGCTCTCAAGCCGCCACCGGTATAAACGATCAAGCTTCTTGCATCGGCAATCTTTTGACCAGGCAGCAACGTGATATCAAAAATGTACACAGAGTACTTGGCATCGACACCTGGAGTACCTTCGTAGTACTCAACACCGCGAACAAAAGCGCTGCCAATCTTTGTTGCAGAAGAGTAAGAAGTGCTCAAGAACGTTCTGCTTGTGATAGCTGTCTTGGCTAGATTATGGATTTCAACTTCCGCAATTTGGTCGTTGTTGAAGTCACCAACGAGCTCAGTAGTGTTGAAGTAGTAGCCAAAATTAGCTGTGACTAGCTGGTTTTCAACTGTATCAAAGTCAGTGGCCTTGCGAAGATCAGCAGTGTTGTTGTTGATAAACTCTACACGATAGCCCTTGACATACGCGATACCTGGTGAAGAAACAATGCTGAGATAGCTTGTATTGGCTGCACTTGATGTGTAAGAGAACTTCTTTTCAGTGCTGAGCAGGAACGGATTGACAACATAGTCACCGTTCGTCTCAAACGTGCGGCGCGCATTATCTTTAGCCAGCGCAGCATACTGGGGATCGTTCTTGATTGAGACGGGCAGTCCATTTTTAAAATCACAAAGGGAGAAAAACGTTGAGGTGTTTGAGATGCTAGCCGTCTCTCTTGTTACGAGAGTTGGAATCAGCTTGAGGCGATGCGCACCTGGTGCATCAAAGTTTGGTGAGCCAGCAGCATTATCAAGGAGAGAAGTGTCAATCTCGGGCGTGACAATTTGTTCATCAGCCTCAAAACCAACCGACACGGCGTCAGGAAGATTGTTATATCTTGAAACAACAAGAGTCTGAGGTTCTACGCGGATAAAGAAGCCCTTCTTAAAGATAACACCTTCTGATGTCGTGAAGGCGTAACCCTTACCTGCTGAGTTAGTAACAGTGGCAACCACAACGTTACCAATGTTTACTGCAGAGTCGGTTTGGATCTGAATTATCTCATTGTTTGAGAACTCGGACTGCTGTGAGCCATTTGCATATGTTGTTGCATTGAGATACTTGATGTATAGAGTGTTTAGGTTTGGATTCTCTGACTCAAACCCTGGCAGAGCATTTACAACACGTGCTTGCAAACCATTTGGATTGATTGCAATTCTACCAACAAAGTCATTGATGTTGGAGATTGCTGAGTTGTTTGCAAAGTTATCCTTGATCTTGACATAGTTGTATGCATTGTCAAACGTGAATGCGCAGCCTTCGACAACAGATCCATCCTTGAAGATGTGGCGACCAAACTTGTCAATTTGGTCCTGCAGAATAGTCTGCATCTGGTTGAGCTCGCGAGCCTGGACAGCGGCAGCGGGTCTATATAGAACTCTGTAGAAGTTCTTTGTTACGTTGTAGTCGTCAAAGTACGGCTTACGCGAGAGATCTGTGTCTAGTGCCATTCTGTCCTCTTAAAACTTGATAACAAGTTTGACTTCTTCTTTACTTGTTGGGCTGCGTTCAACTGGCGTAAAGCTTTCTGTATATATTACCTTACCCGTGTCTCTAACCAAGTCTGGGTTTCTAATAAGCAAGTGGCTGTTGCAAGTACCAGAAGATCCTGTTAGCTGGCCAATGATAGCATTGTTTCCTGCCTGGAAGTTTGTCTCGTCAAAAACATCATTCAGTACAAGAACAGTCAACACATTGTCAATTGTGGCTGTAGAACCCAATCCATTATTTATGTTGTGTGGGTTAGGAATGCCAGAGAAATCAACGTCTTGGCTCACGCTAGTTAGCTTAAGGTATGTTGAGTTAGCAAACACACAAATACCATTTGCATTGGTTGTTTCGTCTGTGATTGTTTGTCCTACAGCAAAAGAACCAGTGACATTACTGACTACTAGATCTTTTTCATTTGTTGCAGAAACAATTCTACCCCTTGCCAGTGAAACTTCTTGCTGCACATATTCGTTGAATAGGAATGTGCCATTCTCAGACGTTAGCGTGATTCTTGCTGTCTGGTTGAACTTGTTACCAAAGTCAGCTGATGCATCAACCGTGTTGTTGGATGTAAAGATCGTGTCAACCGTAGCATATGCATTTGCAACAGTGTCATACATGATGTCGCCATCAGCAAACTGACCCACAACGTTGCTCATCATATACACTGTATTGTTCACACTGGAAACAATAACACCTGTTGCACCTGAATTAGCCTGTGTCACAATAGCGGCTGAATTTCCTACTGGGAAGCGAATTGTTTCTACTGCATTGACGTTAACTGTTGTGTTAGAGAAGAATCCATACACTGTGTTGGAAACGTTGAATGTGCCCTTCACGTTCTTCAATTGTAGGAAGCTGTTGTTTCCAAACACCACAACGCCTGCCGCATTAGTTGTTGACTGTACAACAACCTCACCTGGCTCCCATCCCAATGTAGAAGAGTAGCTGGCGGCGTTTAGTGTGAAGTTTGCACGATCAAAGTCTTTCAGCGTGACAGTCAAGTCTTTGAACTGTGGGTTTTCAAGAATACCTACCTTTCTGTACTCACCGTAACCAGGGAACTTGTAGCTCTCGTTGCTCAGTTCATCAAACAAACCGTTGATACCAACATAGCGGGCACCAAGCTCTGTCACTGGATCATAGCCGTGACCAAAGACAGGTGAAATAACAGCAGTAGCAGTTGCATTTGTACCATACAGAGTGTTGGCAAAGATAAACACATTAGCTTGTGTGTAGCCAAAGCCAGGATTGATTACATCAATACCAACAATTTCGTAGCTTGAGTTGGATGCAGTGTTGACCACAGCAACAGCTATGGCATTTGCTCCATCACCTTCAATACTGACCGTTGGACCAATTTGATATTCTGTTTGGTCGTTGGGAAGAGTTATCGTAGCTACAAGAACAGCATTACCGCTAGGCGGTGCACCTGGAATTGTTCTAAAGGTTACTGGATAACCCAGCTTAAATGCACCTGATGGTTCATTGAGCGTAATGTTTGGGTTGCTAGTTACAAGTGAAATCTGCGAAAGTTGTTGTGAGGATTCACCACTGACGAAGAACTGGGTTCCACCACTATTTGACTGCCACGTTCCTGTAACACTTGAAAGAATAACGGCGCTTGTGTTTGTATAAGCAATAATTCCATTGGCGCCCTGATTAACTCTAGCAGAGTTAGTCATGTTAACCTTTTCACCCACTGTGAAAAGTGTTCCCGACAATGCTGAATTAGTAATAGCAATTTGGACTGATGTCAAGTTTGTATTTGATACGTAACCATTAGCACCTTGAACAACAATAGATACAGGCTCTGCAGCCACAGGCATCTTAAAGTGAACATTGGCTGAAGCAGTGAACGAGGTGCTAAATGGTTGCTCAACAATCACAACTGTAGTGTTGACGCTATTAGCAACGCGGCGAATGTTGCTTACAGTATTTGCTCCAATTCGGATGTACTCACCATTGGCGTAGCCATTGGCACTGTCATTTAACTGTGTACTAGAACCACGAACAATCTGATTGTCACAAAACATTACAGCGGTTGCTGTTTGACCCTGCAGCGTGTGCCCCGTTTCATCTAATCCTTTTGTCAAACCAATGCGTGAACCAGTTAACGAGCTCTTGAGTGCAACAACTGTGCTATTGGCAAACTCAACAAAGTAGGATGTACCCGACACCAAGCCACCAATAGCAGTGTTTCCAGCTGAAACTGTATATGTCACAAGATCATTGGCAACAAAAGCAGCAGCGGTTGCTAGTGCAATAATGTTGTTTGAGCCAGCACCAGAACCTCCGGTTACAGCTGTGTTTGCATTGAATGTCTGAGCTGTGGGTGGCGACACTGCCAGCGTGGGTGCTACAAAGTATTCAGAACCAACAGAGGTGATGTTGATCGCCGTAATTTTACCCGTTGCGTTAGCTTGAGCATTAGCAGCGGCGCCAGAACCAGTACCATTGGCAGTAATAGTTACTGTTGCATTGGCATTGTAGCCTGAGCCGGCTGCTGTGACAAACGCAAGATTGCATGCACCCACGTTGCCTATTGATACCGTCCCTGCCTTTAACGTACCTGAGAATGATGTGTCGACTATTGGCAAACCCAGAGAGAAAAGAGTGTTAGAGATGTTCCTCGATATCTGCAAAACTGTTGTGTTTGCAGCAAGTACACGTCCCGTTGTCCCTGTATCAGATTGCGTCACAGTTGTATTGATATTGAAGTAACCCTGTGCGTACAGATAGTTTACATCATCAAACGGCTGCTCAACAAAGTAGCCAGTGGCCACTGTTCCCTGTACGTTCCCCAGATCCAGGCGCGCATAGGTTTCAAAAGGCTCGTCAACAATAATTTGCTTCGATGTGCCGTTTGAAGAACTGATCTCCCGAATCTGCCCGGCACCAAAGCCAGACTTGAGGTAGATGGAAGATGAAACATAGTAGTCATCTGTATTTGACGAAGTAGGTGGAAGCTGAACAACAAACTTGTTAACTACACCACCAATGTAGCCGGTCTCATAGACTTCATAGCCACTACCACCATTGGTGATCTTAATGACGTCAATTGAACCAGGTGTAGCGTTACCCTGCACAGCTGTGTTGGGAACAACAGGGATGTATGAGGTGGTTGTGAACTTGGTATTGGATGCTGGGTCAACTGTATACATGTACTTCCACACGTAGCCGTCACCAGTTTTGAACACACCAGATGTTGCAGTTAGGGAAGGCTTGACTGTTGAGTTAGCACCATTGTTGTTGTCAATGCACTTGTATACCTCAAAACTATCAGTAACAACATAGAAGTCTTTACTATACAGATTTGCATCATCTTGATTGTATGCCGCATACGCTGTATTGGCTGTCCAATCGATTCTCGGCGCGACAAACGAAACACCATCATCAGCAAGTAGCTTACCAAACAGCAGATCATCGTAAACAACCTGCTCAACCTGAGCCACAGAATTGTTTGTGGCTAGTACAGCTGTATCGTCATCACCACCACTGCTATTTGCCCAGGGACGTGATCTAGCTGCAAATAGGTAATAGCCATTCCTATTATTGCGAATGTCTGTGATGAAACTATTTGCTTCGTTAATGTAGTGGTTAATTGTAAGTGTCGCCATTATTCGCCCAGCTACCTTTTAGTTTTATTTATGTTTGATCAAGAGAGAAAAACTCTGGTAGCGACTCGTCGGATATCAGCTCGTTCTTGACTCTGAATCTTCCAAACAGCGCGATACCAGTTGGGTGGACTAAGTCTCTTACTATTGCTTCATAAACACTCAACATTCTATTTACAACAATCTCATACGAGAAGGTTTGGTAGTAGAAGCTGTCCTGAATTTTCATAACGTCGCTCAGGAAACTCTTATTATCTTTCCAATATCCACCGTCAATACCGTCAAGATCGATGACAGCAGCGCCTGTTGCAACAACACCCTCATTCCCTGGCATAGAAAGGAACACAGTTTCACCTGGAATAAATCCATAACCAGACTTGACAACCTCCGCTGCTGTTGCAACACCCTGCGCATTTGCAACGTTTGTTGTTACAAGAGCGTTGTGTCCCTTGATGCCGCCAAATCCATCTGGCAAGCCTTCACCAGCAACATCAGGTTCGATAACATCAACATATGGGTTAGCTGAGTAACCAGAGCCAGGATTGATGTTGGTTAGGAACGCAATTGTTCCTGCCTCGACTGTCTTGAACGATAGTGTGTCACCAATCGTAGAACTGAGATTGGCTACTGGGTTCTTGGGAAATGCCCAGGTGAGTGAGAGATTTGCACTGAGGTAGTTAGTTATCTTGTCCGTATTCACCAGTAGCACTTCTTTATTGATCAAACCACCAACTGTGAACGTTGCTCCTGTGCCACCACCACCAATAACACTGAGTACCGTAGCTGAGCCACCATTGCTGCCTGTGACTGTGTCACCTACTGAAAAGCTCAAGTTACTGCTAAAGTTAATCATCTGCACAAGAGAAGTATTTGCAGCTGTTATTGTTCCATTTGCTGATGAATTAGAGCTTACAATTGTCTCACCGACACTGAATGTACCAATGTTATTGGCAATAGACAAGTAAAGTGCTGTTGCAACCGTTACAACCGCATTCAAACTATAACCACTACCACCATCGATCAGATTGAACTGAACCTTGCCGTTTTCGTTTCTTACAGCTGCAATTCTTGCCTTGCCAGATACACCTGATCCACTGATGTCAACTATGTCACCAGCAGAAAATCCTGCGCCACCGTTATCAATAGCTATTGCCGTCAATGAACCAAGAACCACAGGTGCATTGTCCAGCGTTATTTCTGGAACATCTGCAGACAAGACTTTTTCACCATACTTAAATCTGCCATTGATAGAGGTCAGGTATACAATGTGGATTAATTTGTTACCAACGATCTTTTGATTAACTGACTCCACAACAGCTGTTGCATTCTTGCTACTATTGTAGATCTGCTTACCAACTAACTTTTGCAGAAACGGACTATCAGAAATCTCAATGTAGCGGGGGATGACCCACTCTGCATCAGATGGTTTGAAAATAAAGTCACCTGGAATGTATAGCTCAATGTCTTCGTTGAAAAGAATTCTGAACAGTAGCTCATATGCACGTGGTGTGCCCTTGGCTCTGTATAGATCTAGAATATGCTTGACAAGTAGGCGCTTGTCCGCTATAATTGACTCTGGAAGCGACTGAATATAGGTATTCTTGAAGTACTTAAGGAATTGTGTTTCTGTTGAGTCAATGTCTGCATACTCAAAAAGAGAGCGGGCATGATTGATAGTTTGACCTGTGCTCTCCATCCATTCGTAATATGCTTTTAGGAACGCAATGAAGTTTGGACCCTCTTCTTTGTAGAAGGCAGGGAACTGCTGAGCAATAAAAGGTGATACAAACTTCTCAATCGTCATTAAACAGCAACCACTGTGATGTCTAGATTTTGCAGATCGATCTGTATTAGATCGTTACCGGTAGCTCTAATGTCTTGTGTTTGCGGAGCAGCAAAGAATCTGATCGAAGATGAGTCAACAAACGAGTTAATCTCAATCTGATTCAGTGCAAGAACACCATTGGTATAGTCAATAGTGCCTGCAACTGTGTATGACTCGTACCCAGGTAGTGATACATCCTTTAGGTAAATGGCATTGGATGAATTGGTTACTTGAATCTTACCCCCAGCCAATTGTCTCACAGCGAGAGTGTTATTCAATTGGTTGAAGTCTGTGTACTGATATGTCTTTCCTGCACTTGTAAACGTTGTTGAAGAGAGCGATCCTGGAACAATTGAATTGCGATAGTTGACGTCAATATACACCGGTGTATTCAGCTCAGGGTTGACATCCTTGCGCATAACAACAGACGTCTCGTTGCTGCTTATGCTAACATCTGCATCGTTGATTGCTTCATCCAGTCTTGACAACTTAAACTCAATATCAAATTCTGTCAGTTCATTTTCATCGTATACTTGTATAGCATTTGACACAATGTTCTTAATGTCGGCTGGGGTATTGGATGTATCGTTTTGTCTAAACTTGACTCTTGTCTGCACAAGAACGTACAGATAGTCAGGATCAATTACTTGTGGTGTGATGCCAAGTGTGCATCGAGCACGCAGAAAGTTTTCAATGTCTTGCTTCTCAAAGCTGGCAAGAGGAGCTCCGGAGAATGTGACCGGTGTCACAAACACCTTACCATATTCCACTCCATTAGTCACAGTCTCGCCACCGAACACATTCACTGCCTTAACCTCAGTGTAGTTGTTTAGAACAAGATCCTTGAAATCAGATGCCGTGACTGCTCTGTTCTGTGTCTGGAAGTGTCTTGGCGCATTGTATCTGATTGACTCAATACCCTCAGCATTAGCACCACCAAATGATGCTGCTACTACTGTAATTGTAGAGTTAACAAAGCCACCAAGCCCATTGACAGGACCAAGGTTATCGTCAAGTGTAAATTCGTTAGCTCCATCTGCGTCAGATCCTCTTGTCACTCTGTAAGCAGCGATAACAGTGGCATCGTTCAAAGGCTTGCGCCCAAGGACACCATCGCCAAACACTAGCTCATACTTTGTGTCTTCTGTTGCTTGCAGGAAGTATACAGCCGAGTTGCTGTTTAGACCATACAAATTCTCAGCCTTAATAAAGATCGTGTTTGTCTGCCCACCATTTTCAGACACCTGGACTTGTAGTGAGTCAGTATCAATATTATCGTTTGTTAGGATGAAACGCTGCGCCTCGACTGAGTCATCAACCACAAATGCGTCAGACGTGTAGAAACCCTCGTACACAACAACATTGGATGTGAATTGGTTGTTTGCTGGATAGATGGTAGTTGCTTCGTTGGTGACATATGTGAACGAGCCATTGCCCGTTCTGCCCGTGAACTTTGTAGCTACAGGAATCTGAAACACCTGTAGACCTGATTGTGGGAACGTTACTGTGATCTCTGCTTGAGAAGACTTGGCGGAGCGTGGTGTATAGTTTAACTCCTTGGCTTTGGAGATAACACTGTTACGCAGCTGAGCTGAGTCTAAGAACATCTCGGAGGCAACCATGTTCAAGTAGAACGCATTCATGTGTGTGTTGTATGCCAATATGTCCAGTAGAACAGACATGTTGGAGCCGTCAAAGTCATAGTCACTAAACTGTGCCTGCGACTTCAGATAGCTCTTCAAGCTATTCTTGAGGCTATCAAAGTCCAAGTTGACTAGGTTGATTGAGCTGTTTGCTGCCATTTAGCGAACTCTTCTTAGAATCAGATTTACGTTTTGAACCGTCGTGCTATTTATTACAGAAAAATAGATGTTGATTGCTACGCGGTTCTCCTCTGAGAACGTGAACACTTCAACGTTCAAGACCTGTGCTCTTGGTTCGTGGAATGCAATTGCTGACCTAATAGTGAACTTGAGATTTTCTTCTAGGATAATATCATTAGGCTCAAACAACGCATTGCCAACCTCGGAACCAATAGTTGGTTGGAACAAACGCTCGCCAAAGCTGGTCAGCACAATGTTCTTGATTGACTGCTTGATAGCCTGATCGTTCTTTATACGCACGATGTCCTTTGTGACAGGATGTGGAGTCAGGTCATCCATGAAGTCAGAAAACAGATCTGGGATCTTCCTCGTCTGCGTAAAATTG